ATGTTTGTTGAGTTGGTTTATGATAAGCGAAATGTCCAGGGCCTGGATGGAGCCAGAGAAATAATTCTGGCCCAGCTGACCAAGCGAGTGCACAACATCTTCCCTGACGCAGAAGTGAAAGTTAAGCCTATGCAGGCTAACGGCCTGAATAGTGATGCAAGTAAAAGCGATCGCGAAAAGCTGAATCGTATGCTTGAAGAAATGTTCGAAGATTCAGATAACTGGCTTTCAGCAGATTAGGTACGTAAAAATACTGAAAGAAACACAAGGTTATCAGATTACGTTTTTTAGACTAATATCCAACGACTAATTACAGATGTTGAAAAGGATATTCGTCGAAGCCATGCCCATCGAACCCTTGCGCGTTATCGAAATAATTCGACGTATACCGGATTGTGCAACGGAACCTTTTCTATGCAAATGTGATGATGGAGAGTTATATGTCGTAAAAGGTATGCCTAGCGTACCCCGCGTACAACTCATTGCTGAATGGATATCAGCGCATCTGGGTAAAGAACTGGGCCTTTCTTTACCAGACTTCGGTATGGCTTATGTTGACAGCGCTCTTACTCATTACGTGCCTGAATGGCGGAATGCGCTTAATGAGGGCCTCGCATTTGCGACAAAATTTATACCAGGTGTTGCCCCTATTACCTTTTCACAAGCACACCATAACGTAGATGTTCAAGCACAAAAGATAATCTATCTATTTGATAGATGGATAAATAATTCAGATAGGTCGCTTTCTCCTAACGGCGGCAACGTAAATATCATCTTTGATTACCGCAATAATAGATACTATCTGATTGATCACAATCTGGCGTTCGACCAGAATGATGATGAGGCATCGTTTGACTACCATGTCTACGCTCCGCGGCATAGGAAGTGGGTGTTTGACATCGTTGACCGCCCTCATTGCGAAGATGAAATTATTCGAACAAAAGGAACTTTGCCTGTTTGTATAGGACAAATTCCTGAGGATTGGTTGCCTGAGTCTGAAGAGGCTCGTGAGCAGTGTTTTAGTCAAATCGCACAACTACTGAATCGTAACGAAACTGAAGTTTTTTGGAGTAATATCAAATGACTACGCCATGTCTATACAGCATTGTAAGATATGCGCCGTTTGCTGAAACTGAAGAGTTTGCAAACATAGGCGTCGTCCTTTGTGCGCCTCAAAAACATGTATTTTTGTTTCGTTTGACCCAAAGCAATGACGCACGAGTCACCTCTTTCTTCAAAGATGATACGATTTTCCCAATAGCAAAAGACGCGGTTGCCAGAGAACTTAAGCTGGCTCAAGAGCAAACTAAGAACATTAGCTCTGCCGACGATATTGCAAACTTTTTCAGTTACTTAACAGCTAAACGCGAGTCAATATTTCATTTTAGCTCTACACGTGTGGTACTTGCAGAAAGCCCTGAACACGAACTGCATCGCGTTTATGATAAATTTGTTAATCATTCTGATTACAACAAAGAACGCAGAGAAGAAATTCTAACGCGCGAGCTAAAAAACCGTTTGAATTCATACACAGAGCTTCAAAACGTTTTCCGTAAGGAAACATTTGGAGGAACTCTTACGCGCTTCACAATGCCTTTTGTTGCTAAAAATGAGGATGAGATCCTTTGCGCGATTAAACCTCTTGCTTTTGTTCAGCAAGAGCCGGGCAAAATGATGGAACATTGTGATTCGTGGGTATCACGGGTAAAACGTGCTGCTGATGAACGTTTGCTAAATCTTGCAAATGTACTTTTTACAATCGATGGGCATAAGCATCCGAGCAGTTCAGAAGCAAAAGCTATGGATGAGATTCGACGTACGTTTGACCGTAACAATTTAGCTCACTTCAACCATAACGATGAAACGTCCATTATTCAGTTTGCTAAAGCTGCGATTTAACTAAACCCGGTTTTCTACCGGGTTCTCCCCCTTCTGAATGTTTACCTATACTCCATTGATGACTTTAATGGAGGTTATATGTGTGGCCGATTTGCACAAGCACAAACCCGTGAAGAGTATCTGGCTTATCTCGCCTACGAAGGTGATCGCGACATCGCATATGACCCAGAGCCGATTGGTCGGTACAACGTCGCGCCCGGCACTAAGGTTCTGCTGCTTAGCGAACGCGACGAGCAACTGCATATTGATCCGGTCCTGTGGTCTTACGCGCCCGGGTGGTGGGATAAAGCACCATTGATAAACGCGCGCGTCGAGACGGCTGCCACCAGCAGGATGTTCAAGCCTCTCTGGCAGCATGGCCGGGCAATCTGCTTTGCTGATGGATGGTTCGAGTGGAAGAAAGAAGGCGACAAGAAGCAGCCATATTTCATTCACCGGGCAGACGGTCAGCCGATATTTATGGCCGCGATAGGCAGTACGCCATTCGAACGCGGCGATGAAGCAGAGGGTTTTCTCATCGTGACGTCTGCAGCTGACAAAGGACTGATCGACATTCACGACCGCCGGCCACTGGTTCTGTCGCCTGAAGCGGCGCGCGAATGGATACACCAGGACATAGGCGGGAAAGAAGCTGAAGAGATAGCAGCAGACGGTGCCGTGCCCGCCGACAAGTTTATCTGGCATGCCGTGACGCGCGCTGTAGGGAATGTACGTAATCAAAGCCATGAGCTTATAATGCCGATAAATTAAAACTATTAGGGCTATAAAATGACGAACAAGGAACTTTTGGATTGGATCCATAACACTTCTCCAACCATCGAACAGCAGCTGAGGCGCTGGTTGGATGAAATTCTGCAGAATGGACATAACTCACCTGAGTACCGCCATGGCGTAGAGTTGTACTACAAAAATCAATTGGCGTTATTAAGGCCCTACACCAATAAATATAACGGGTTTTGTCTTTCGATTTGCACCGTGCGGTTGCCTGCTGAGATTCAGGGGAAGGGATGGTTTAAAAGTTTTCTTAAACTATGTTGCGAGATGAACCCTTGGCGCGATGTAATTTTAGAAGATGTTGAGAATGAACATTTAAAATCTTTCTGCGAGCGCAACAATTTTCATGTATTGGACCCGTTTTATAAAACAACATATGTGGTTAATAAACAGGCTGTAATGAATTTAGTAACCAGCCCCCTTGGTCGTTACACTGACTACCTAACTCTCAACAAATCAGAGTAACGCGTCGTATATCTTGGCGAAAGCATTTCTCGCTTCATCTGCCACTGCTGCTGTATGCCCTGCCCGGCAAAGTAGAGCGTTCCTTTCCCGTCTTTCGCGTTCAAGTGATCGAGCACCTCCATCAACTTATAGCTTCCTACGCGCGGCGCGTTCTCATCGAAAAGGTTCAGTTGCGCCACCCCCTGGCTGAAAAAATCTCCCAGCATGATCCCAGCCTTTTGATAGCGGTGGCCGTCCTTCCAGATTTTGTCCAGGCACTTTACCGCTGCGTTAATGATATCGCGGGAATCCTGAGTGGGGGTGAGAAGCTTCATTGACGCACTACCCGGGCAGGTCTGGCTGCAGCTCGAGAGAAAGGGCGAATCGGCGGCAGGCGTCCGAAGCTTACTTCGGAGCAATGATCTGGTTGAAGGGTGTGAGGGGCTGAACTCTGACGCTGCTTGGGGTGGCATCGATGGGGGTTTTGACATCCCCACCGACCGCAACAATCAACCGCTTATCTGGCTGAATTATGAGGTAAACGCTGACGGATCGGTGCTGGTGAAGACTTATCACCGCACGTATCCTGATGCGCCAGCGTTCGCCAGGAACGAGCTGCAGGGTATCAACGATGGCGATCCCGTTGATATCCCCCATGACCAGTTTTTGTCCGTCCGTGTTGAAATGCCTGCCGATTCTTTATACAACCAAAAAATCAGAGCCGCAGAGGTGGCTATGACTGCCGGTAATGGTGAATAAAGGTCGGTTTAGGAAGTAGTGCTACAAGGAACGCTTATAGCTCGTCAGGAAATATGCTTTCGGAGGGGGATTTTGGGGTTGGTTCGGTTCTTCAAAATAAGCCCACAGATGCCAGTTCATCCTTCATCAGTGATGCCGATGGCAATACTCTGTGGGCTCCTGCGAATGGCTGTGGGTTCCAGAGCTCGTACACTGGACAGCGAATTGCGCAGTTATGGATCACTTCCGGTAGTGCGGTATTCAGTCGCTTTCTTACAACCACTGACCCTCAAACACCAAAATCCTCAGTGCCGTGGGCGCAGCTGCAGTCTGCGGGTACATCAGACATTAACTTTAAGAAAGTGACAGGGGATCTGGATTTAGAAGTGTCTCTGGCCAACATCGTGGCAATGGACTTTAAGACCTTTTACTACCTCGCAGATGAAGCCAAAACGACTCGTCGCGGCGTCATTGCTCAGGAACTGGAAAAGATAGATCCGCAATATGTTCACTCGGCTGAGGAGTCGGGGAAAATGACGCTTGACCTCAATCCTCTGGTGCTCGATGCACTGGCAGCAATCAAAGCACTGGCAATCCGCGTCAGCGCATTAGAGGGAAACGCTAAGCCTCCGGCTCCTGCCTCATCTGCCGGTTAAACAGAGAATCAGATGGCATATCCAGGCGAACATCGATCCAGCTGTTCGCCGGTACATCTATCAGTTCCCCTTTTGTTTTGATGATATCTCCGTCATCGCCCAGCATGTACTTGCGCTTAAACAGGCGGATTGTCAGTTCGCCGTTGTCGGTTTGCACTGCCTCAATCACACCCAATTCTCCCATGCCACCTGGGTCCATTGGCGGCAGCAGCTGCCAGCCTTCTGACGCCAGGCCTGCCGAACCGGCGAGCACGTAAATACCGACGTCGAGGCGAGAAAGAGATATTCCCTCCGCCTCAGAGTTCGCCGTTCCACAGCCACACCAGGAGAAACCATCCTCTGCAACATCAGCGCGTTCCGTTTCTTCCCGGCTTTTGACAATACGGGCCACTGGTGATGCTGCTTTAAGCGTACCATCGGAGGATTTTGTTGTATTAGCAGTTGTATATAATTCTGCTGCAGCCCAGGCGTTAGGGTTCGTAGAGTTTCGACATCGGATGATAGCTCTTGGTGACGCGGCGTATGCGTTCAAAATAAACTGACCGCCGACTGCCCCGCCACCTTTAATATTTAATCCGACCTGCCACTGACCCGGGAATACTCCTCCGCCAGAAGAGTTCCAATACGGAGGTAACAACTTGGTACGAGCAGCATAGGCCTACATAAACCACAAGAATACATAAACAAAATTTAACTTAAAAAAGTATTTTCTACTGAAATGTACATTTCAAAACAAGTTCATAACCACAAAAAAGAACAAAAAACAACCTAACATTTTTACCAAATTTTAATTAATTACAATTTGTAATTTTGTTTGATATCATAAAAAGCTTTCAGCCAACTCAAGAACTAATAAAATGTTAGAAAAAATCGCTAAATTAATTGTTATTTTATTCATGATATGTATTTCATTAATTTTGTTAGATGTCTTTTTCACCAGGCATCTAATGATAAAATACGAGCTTGCAACTTTATTTGCAGGCCTAAGTAGCCTGGCATCATTACTGACTGTCTACTTGGCATTTAGCATAGCTAAAAACTGGGGTGCTGAGAAAATTAAAGGTTCGGTATTTCAGGGAGCAACAGACTATCTTGTTTTTACAAATTCAATTATTGGCGTCGTTACATTTATAAATAAGAACTTAGAATCAAGGATTGTCTACCTTAACAATTTTTATGGAGGTAACGGCATATACACCAAACAGGATGAACTAATAAAGGAGTGTAGAGCTTTTGCTAACTTAACCCAAGAACTACGTTACCAAAACTATCAAAAAATTTATAAGTCACTTCGTTACCATAGCGTTACAGACGTGAAGTATAAAACGTATATTGAAGGCCTTCACAAAGCTTTCTCTGCATTTTTAGGTTCTTTAGAAGAGCCAATAGTGCTTAATAATGGTTCTTTTTTGATTAATAGAAATATAGCCAAAGCCAGTAATGAAATACTTGACCCCAAAAAAGAAGGTATTGCAAATTCTTTAAGCAAACTTAAAACAGATGACTTGGTGAATTTGAATCAAGCCATCAAAAATATCATTTAATAAACCAACCAATGTCTTTCAGGCCACCTCTACCTGAAAGACTATGTCCAGAAAAATAAATTAACACTAAAAACCACAGCAATCATAGAAATCACCTCATTCATTTACTTCACAAACATTCATGTAATTAAGAGCTGAGAAAAATGTAGAGCCAGTTACTTATCGGGTGAAGAGGAATACGTCAGCAAGATTACTAGCTATTTACATCCCTACTTAATTCAATCAAAAGATCATCTATTGCAGCATCAAACAATCTTCCAGATTCCAATATCACATTAACATGACCACGCTTGTCATCATTTGGATGAATCCTTGCATGAACCATATCCAAATAAAATGAGTTTGCTGGTTTAAGTAGTTCTCGTGACGTGTCAAAACGAACAAGTAAATTAGGGGAATATATACCCATAATCGCATGAACCGCACTCAAATCAAACCTAATGAATGTTCTCCAGCCCGATTCATTACCTTATTCAAATCAGTTTCGTCTTTGGCTAAAGCGACCCAGTCCATATGATTTTTAAAAATAGTATTTTTGTATTTTCCAAGAGCGATATATAACTCTTCAGCTTTTTGAAGCCGTATTTTTTGAAATTCCTTAATTCTGTCTAACTCTGCTTGTATTTTTAACCTATTTTCATTGGATCTATTACTCATAAATCCAGCAATCAGCGCTGAAGATGATGACAATACTGCTACTAGAATTGTGGCCCAAATGCTGATCATTTTAGTTCCTTCAAAACATATGCCAGGCTTAATTTTATACGATATTAATGTTTTAAACGAAGATAAACAACTATTTATCAATAGAGCAAATTTTCCATTTGAACGGTGCTTTTAACGCATATTATCAAGTTTACGGATGTTAACAAGTTGGTTGTTACCATTATCTATAGCTGTTAATAAAGGCTTAATCCAAAGGACGGCCTGGCAATACGTCATTGAGTTGGTGGCAGTGGTACGATCATCGGCTTTGTCAGTTCTGTCGGTATCGGAGTGCATGGCGCTGGCACATAAACGGTGCGCGTATTCGAGCAGCCCACCAGCAATGTCAGCAGGAACAGGCAGATCACAGGTTTTTTCACGGCGGAGAATCTCCCGGTATTCGATAACGGTTTCTTCAGTGCTGGTGTCGATCAGGGAATTAAGCCTGTTGACATGTTCGGCAACCTGATTGAACCGATTGAAATTAAGTGACTGTGTGGCGATCACCTGCCCTTGCAAAGAGTTGTCACTTCGCAGAACGTCGTTATCGCTCTGAAGGCTACTGGCGTCTGAGCAGCTCTTAACGAGAGCGGCTGACAGGCCATCAATAACAACAACGCCTATAAGACCCGGATTAATTTTCATTGGTCTAATCCCCAGCACGCCAGCGCGCTTTCCTGGTCCCGTCGCTCAACCTGACCATGGCAGCCATTCTTCTGACCTTTGGTTAGACGACAATCACGGCCACCATCTTTAATCCACCAGCGGATTGCTGAATTGGCTACGGAGAATGCATGGCTGAAGCAGTTCCCTGACCAAATCGTTGGCTTCATCGGAAAGCTGGGCTCAAGCGAAATTGGTAGCGAAACGAAAGAAAAAATTGAAGCCGCAGCGAAGAAAATCAAAACCCCAGCCACCGACGCTTTCCAGGCTGAAGTACGTACTAACGCTATCAAATCCGCTCTCAACGATTGTACGGAGTGCCTCGATAGGGATTGCATCATGGACTTGCACGGCATCAGTTATGAAGATGCTGCACTCCGTGAAGCGGGTGATATGGCACTACATGATGCGTTACTTCGCCAGGAGCGTGCCGTATGAGTTCAGACATCATCGATCAGGCAAACGAGCTGGTAGAGCACCGCCTGCAGCTGACCATACAAAAACACCGTATTGATCAGAATGCAGTCTCTGCAGAGCACTGCTCTGAATGCGGAGAGGACATTCCTGAGGCGCGCCGGGTTGCAATGCCTGGCTGCAAAACGTGCGCCAGTTGCCAGGAAGTTTTAGAGCTCATGATAAAGCAGCGTAAGGGGTGAGCGACAATGGCAATAAACCAGAAAATAAAAACCCATACCGGAACCATCATCACCAAAGATGGCGAGAAAACCGTGCAGTTGCGCGAGACTCCAACGACTTGGTGCGTTGGCCGCACTGAAACCTACCGGAAAGAAGATGGTCGCCGCAGCGGCGCGCCGCTGACATCACGCCGTTTGATTCTGAGCAGCATTAAGCCGATAGAAGGCGGTGCAGCATGAGCACTATTACCAGAGAACGCCTACTCATAATCCAGCTGTGGCGCGAAACATATGGGCCTGGTAGCAACGTTGTTTTGCCAGCAGAAGAAGCGGAGGAGCTGGCGCGTATCGCGCAGGAATCGCTGGGGGCTGAGCCTATTTATCAATGTGAATTCTGCCACCATGACGGCGATGGTGAACTGCAATGGCATTGGGAGGATGTTAACAAAGACTTTTACGACCAGTACGATCCAGAGCGCCACGGTAAACGTCGTATTATTTACACAACCCCACCAGTGCAGAAAGTGCCGGATGGTTGGGTAATGGTGCCGATCGAGCCAACAGAGGACATGATCATCCACGGGTTCGAGGCAGAACTGCGCGAGGAGTTTCGTGACGCGGAGGGATGGGAGGCATTCGAGGAAATGAGCGGTTGTGAACAGGCAGCCCAACGCGCCAAGTGGTGCTGGTCTGCCATGATTGCGGCAGCGCCGAAGCCGCTACCATCCACCAGCAGCAAAGAGTAAGCCAGTCAGCCCGGGTGCAGCCGGGCTTTATGGAGAAGGAAACCATGGCAAAGCTGATGAAAGCGAGTCAATGGGGACGCCGAGAGTTCACCGATGACTCTGTTCCTGATAACCGAACGATTAAACGTTGGGTCGAGAATGGTTTACTCATGGGGCGTATCGTAGACGGATCTGTTTTTGTCTGCGAAACCGAAAAATGGGGCGTCGACTCAATGGGTAGTCAAGCAGTTCGCCAGTTGATTAATGAGGGCTAACCATGGCGGCAAGGCCAAGAAAAAAAGAATACCGACACCTGCCAGATTATTTATTTTTTGATAAAGATCGCGGTGTTTATAAATTCACGCTTGTTACTGGAAAGAAGAAGAATATTGGTAAGGATCGGGCCATGGCTATAGCTATTGCCCGTGAGTACAACCTTAGAATGAGACCTGAACTTTCTCCATCCGTTGATAACCTAATTAGAGAATCCGGCGGAGTTACTGGAGAAGCCAAACCGTATGCAGATCATGTGGATCACATCATGGCTCGGGCTGTTGAAGACGAACGCCCTTCTCAGAGTACTTTAGATGATTGGAATAATGACGCACTACGCGTGAAAGAGTTTTTCATTAACATACCTGCTTGCGATATCGAGCTGGAGCACGTTAACGCCTACATCAATAAGTACCATGCCAGCGCGTCGGCGAACGTGCAAAACAGAAAAGTCAGCTTTCTCAAAAAGCTTTTTTCGTATGCGGTCGATGAATCCTTGATGCTTGATAACCCGGCAACCAGGAAGAAAATGCGCAGAACTGAAGAGAAGAAAAGACCACGACTTTCGCTCGATCATTTTATGACTATACGTCGTGCTGCTGCACCGTGGCTAAGAACTGCGATGGATTTAGCCTTACAGACGACACATGCACGGCTTGAAGTATCAAGGATAAGGTATTCGATTCGCGAGCCGAAAAACGGCATATGTGGTTGTGTCTGGCTCGAACAACCAGAGAGTGGCATTTATGGAACACTATACATCCACCGCCAAAAGATACAAAAGAAGGAAGCCTCGCATGTTGCAATCCCTATCGGCGATGAGCTAAAACGTATAATTGATGACAGCCGCGATAATGTGGCCAGCCCGTATGTAGTCCACCGTATACCTGAACGGCAGGTTAAACGAAGTAAAGAAGTATCGCATCCAACACAGGTGGCCCCGGACTATTTAAGCCGATCCTTTTCTGCTTTACGTGACAGTTTGGGGTTATGTAACCATTTAAAAATGGATGAGAGACCAACCTTTCACGAAATCCGAGCATTGGCTGCTCATCTGTTCGATAAACAAGGGATCGACCCCCAAGGACGTATGGCTCACAGTGACTCAAAATCTACCAAGATTTACACACAAAATCATATCAATTGGGTTGTTGTACCTCATGGAGAAATTAAAACCGGATAG